TGCCGCCACTTAGCAAGCTCGGCTTCCTTGTCTGCCATCAACAAACTTACTGACCTGTCAGCAGCACTCTCTCCCGCAGTGAAAGCATAGTCCATCAGGTCTCTCTCCTTCTGGAAGATTTCGTTTATTGCACCTATTGTTAAAGCATTTGCTGTGCGTGCAGCCTCAAGGCTTGCCTCAAGGTCCATAGCAGTGTTTGTAGCGGAGATGCTTTGACGCCACTTTGTATTGGCCTGATCAATAATTAGTGAGTTACTGGCATTGAACTGTTCTCGGGCCGCTTGAACCTCGGCGTTGAACCTCTCAGCAGCATTCTCTTCACCAGCATTAAACTGTGCGAGGGCATTCTTTTGCCCAGCGTTGAAGCGAGACACTTGAGATGAGAGCTCCGCAAAGAACTGGTCAACTTGGTTTTGACTGGAAGCATTAAATTGTGCAGCGGCATTCTCTGCAGCCTGATCTGAGAACAGGGCATTAATACGAGACTGACTTGCAAACATGTCTGCTTGCTGTCTCTTATCCAGGTTGGACATATCCATCTCAAGGAATGCCTGCGCTTTCTGTACAGCAGCCTGTTGACGGTTATTTAGATTCTGAGTCTCCAGTTGCGCAATTGCCGCAGTCTCAGCCATGGCCATAGCCTGCCTATTGTTCAGGTTAGCCATATTCATAGTGTTTACTGCACGAGCATTCTCAAGAATAACCTGTTGCTCTGCTGTGAAGTTCATGTCAGCAATATCACTGATACGACTTGCGTTAGCAACACGGGCTTGAAACGCTTGGTTAAACTCCAGTCCCATAAACTGGGCACGTTGTTCTGCTGCAAGCATAGCACGTTGTTGTCTGTTTGACAAGTTCTGCTGTTCAAACTGCGAGAAGGTTTGTGCATCTGCAGCAGCAATGGGAATAGCTGACTCCATAGCAGCCTGTATCAAGGCCTGACCTGCCATAGAGGACGCACCCAGGCCACGAGCTGCCATTGCCGCTGTAGCTGCACGCATAGCACCTGCTGCCCAGGGTGGAGTCTGACCGTCTTCAAACTGCGTCATCAAATCATTTAACTGACCTTGCACAGTGGCTTTCTCTGTGGGAGTAGCTTGGGCTGCTTGGATCTGCTCGTTGAACTTGCTTGCCTTCTCTGCGTCAGCTACCCCAGAGATTAACTCACCTTCCTGGATCTCACGTACAGCAGGGCTGTCGATCAAGTAAGCTGTACCTTGAGCAGCGTCAATGCTACCAACAGCTGTGGTTGTGGGATCTTGGGTGGCTGCTTGAGCAATAGCCTCGGGGGATACTTGACCCTGCGCAGCCTTGACCTTTTGTGACTCAGATTCGACACGATCAGAAACAGTGCTCTCAACGATCTGGGTGGGGCTGATGGCTGGGGTTGTATCTGCTTGAGCTACGTCAGTAACCGGGGTGGTCCCTGCAGCCACTGTACCGGAGACCTGCCCTGTACCCTCTTGAATAAACTGGTTAGGGTCTGCAACCATTGTAGGGGTTTCAGTGGTTGTTACAAGATCCTTTGGGTCTTTAATCGACTTCTCGACAACATCCTTAGCACTCATCATTGCTGGAGTGGGCGTTGTTGTGGTTTCTGTGGTTGTGGTTTCCTGAGTGCTAGTATCTCCACCCTCAGCCATCTTCCTTACCACACCACCTTTAGCCATGGCTGAGGTGTAGGCACTGAGCTTAGCAGACGCAGCCGGATTAGACTTAGCGAAATCTTGCAAAGCCTTAGCAGTCTTAGGTCCACTATACCCAAGGAACTTACTTGCCATTCTGTACAGGGCGTCTAGGTTCCTGTTATCCATTTCTTCATTATAAGCCATCTTAAATCCCTTTGCCCTTAACCAGGTACCGTGTAAGTGTCAGTTCCAGGCGTCGTAAATTCTGTGGACACGCCGTTGACAGTAATCTTGACGTACCCTCCAGCGCCTGCACCGCCCTCCGCACCAGCGATAGATCCACGTGCACCACCGGCCCCAACAACGACAGTGAGTTGCGTCCCCGGCACAACATTCTGAGAGGATGCAATCCTTGTTGCCGCTTCGCCCCCGCCGCCAGCATTGTATGCGCTGAAGGGATAACCACCGCCACCCCCGCCGCCAGCGCCGTAAGATGTAGACGGTGCGTTACTACCGGCACCAAAGTTACTACCATTGTCAGACGTTGGCCCCGCTGCGCCGCCTGAGCCGTAATAAGACGCTTGGCCGTCAGTAGACGCATATAGACTTCTGCTTACGCCACCCCCGCCGCCAGATGATGTAACCGCTGTAAACCCAGAGCCAGTGATTGATGATGAATCACCACTGTCTGCTGTTCCACTTGTCTGTGCACCCTGACCGCCAGCGCCACCGCCGCCGATCAACTCGTAAGTGACCGTAACGGCTGATGTAGTACCGTAAAAGTTAGACACAGAAATAGCGCCGCTTTCCGGCACGCTGGTGTTGTTGGATGTGGTGTATCCGCCGTTGCGGTAATACTCGCTCAGGCCGATAGGGTTGGTGCCACCAAACTCATTCTGAATGTCAGACAGCGTAATAACTCCAGATGATTGAATAGCCATTAGACTGTCCCGAATGCAGTTACATTACCAACAACAGTAAGGTTGCCGCTGGCATCTAGTTTCATCTTGTTTACACCGTTTGTTGCGAAGTACAAGATGCCTGTGTTCTCTGTGATAGTCCAATTACCCAGATCTACCGTCGATGCATTCAACGTGGATGCAGAGAAAGCCTGCGTAGGAGAGCCTGCGGTAGGAGCTTTACTGTCCAGGCTAGCTTGCAGTCCATCTACGTTTGCAATAGTGTGGGTGTGGCTGTCATCTGCAACAGTTGCAGTAATAGTTACGTTACCTGTTCCGTCAAACGAGGTGCTACCACTAACGTCACCTGCCAATGTAATGCTACGAGCAGTTGCAAGTTTTGTTGCTGTAGACGAGTTACCTGTTACGTCACCAGTAAGATTACCTACAAAGTTGCTTGCTGCAAAAGTCTCACTGCCTACAGTCCAACGATCAGTAGCTTCATCCCATACAAGCGTTTTGTTTATTGACGTACCACGTTCAACTTCAATACCTGCATTTTGTGTAGGCGTCCCTGTCTCGTTGCTGTTAAGTGTAATGATGTTGTCAGCAAGGTTGACAGTTTCAGTGTTCACTGTAGTGGTGGTACCAGAAACAGTAAGGTTGCCGTTAATGATAGCATTACCAGTAGTAGTGATCTGGTTGAAGGTAACGTTAGAAGTAGTTGCAACGTTCTGCCCAATGCTAACGCTAGGCGAAGAGCCTTCACCTGTAGCACCAGTAACAGTTACACCCGTGCCACCAGTAATAGTTTGTACATAGTCACCTGTTGTAGTACTGCCCAATACAACAGAGCCAGCAGGCAGAGTAGTAGCTTCAATGGTAGTAGAGATAGTGACATTACCAAGGTTAGTAATAGTACCAGAACCTACAACGTCACCAGACAAAGTAATGATAGGATCATTTACATCAAAGTTAATCTTACCTGCAGCATCATCATACACTACAGAGATACCATTCTCTGTATTACCTGTAATCATTCCGCCTACAAGGTCTTGCGTACTTTCAACAAAGTCAGTGATAGTGCTTGTAGTATGGTTATGGCTATTGTCAGCAACAGTAGTATTAATCACTACGTTTGCTGTGCCATTTACATTCGCAACAGTACCAGACACATCACCAGATAAAGTAATACTTCTGCCAGTTTGCCATGCAGTAGCAGTAGAGGCATTGCCAGTGACATTGCCAGTAACATTACCTGTAAGATTACCCGTAAAGCCTAGCTGCGCTTCTACTTCACCAGCAAAATATCCGTCTTTATATCGAATACCTTCTGTACCAAGATCAATGCTGTTAGTAAGTTTTGGTGTAACTGCAGAGGTAGATACGGTGATCTCTTGGCCTGGACCTACCTTACTAATAGGGACACCGTTACCTGCAGATCCGTCATGAGTATGACCGCTAGCTGAATTAAACGCACCTTCAATTGCGTTGAACTCACTGTCCAAGTCATCTGCGTTTACAACGTTACCGTTTGCAATGTTGTTCGAGGTATCCTGTCTGGTATAACCTGCCATACTAAACTTCCTTATTGTCTGTCATTTTGTGCAAACTCAATGATTGCAGTGTCGAGTGAGAATGATGGGTTAGTTGACGTATCTGAAATACGCAGTGCAATCGTTTTACCAGAACCAATCAACACGTTTTCATACACACTATCTAGCACACCGCCATATGTAGCAGATCCGTATACAGTGTTAGGTGCACCGTAAAAGAATACAGATGAACCAGTACTTTCGATAACGTCAGTCTGTGGTTGCAATACCTCATAACCACGTTCTCTGTCGAAGTCATACTTGACACCAAGTGTGATACTCACAGAGCCATTGAGTTCCAAGTAAGTAGTTAGTTTGTAGAAAGTCTTACGTGTACGAGGGTCTGTTACAGCCATGTAAGGAGATTCATAGATAGCTTCAATAGGCCTCCCATCAAAGCTACTGCCCACCTCAAGCTCATACACATACCCATCCTCATTAGCAAATACAATCTGCTCCGAAGACGAGGTGTACTTACTATCAGCCACATAGGCCTTAATGCCTGCAGTGGTAGCCCATGCAACGTTGCCCGCACCTTGAGCTGAGAACTTAGTTGCAATAAGACCTTGTGCAGTTTGAGCCTGCTCAGACCCTACATAACCAAATATGCGGTACTGGGCTTTCTCACGTATAACAATAGAGCTGTAGCTTACAGATACCTCTGTGAACTTCTTAGTATCCGCAGAGATCGGATCAGACGCAACCTCCAAACCAAAGTCACCAATACGGTCAGTTGCACTGAGCAAGCGAAGACCATCGGGTGCAAGGTACATAATGTCACCACCGACTTCCTGAATAGTATCGGGGTCTAGGCAACCAATGCTGTCTGTAATAGGCTGCACAACAAAATCAGATACAGTGGATCCGACCAACCTTTGGATTTTATTTCTGCTAAAGATTATAAGTTGTTCACGGAAAACAATAAGACCAGTGATAGTATGACTTACGGAAATAGTACCAGAACCATTCGCAGATGTAAAGTCTGACTCATTAAAAGGTGCACTAAAGTGTAGCCTGTTACCTTTGGCGTAGAATACAGTGCCCTTAAAAACAGCTACATGAGTCGCACCCTCCAGTTCTGAGGGAGCTGTCATGTATGTCACGGTATTTAAACTATCATCATAGATAGCGGGGTAGTTGGCACCATCTACAATAGCAATCTTGTGCGTACCAGCAAAGTTAAAATCAGCAAAGCGGCACTTACCGCCCGCCAAAGCTGCTGTAGCTTTAAGGCTCCAAGCACCACCAGTACCATGATAGACAGCAGATACGCTTCCGTTATTACGTACGGCTAGGATTTCGTCAGGGCTTGAAACCTTAACACCAAGGATAACACCAAAACCCGGTACTTCGCTTTCACTAAACTTAGTAAATCCGTTAATACGCCTGTAGCCACCCTCTTTGGATGGCTCAAAGTTCTGCAAGATAGTGGCAGAACCTACAGCATTAATACCCTGCTGCAGAGGGCTAAGGTTCGAGATGAGACCACCACGAAACTCAATAGGGAATGTCTGCCACGCTGTTGCCATTAGTAGGATACTCGTGTGTCTCGAATGTAGTCAGTGCGGTTAATGTTCAAGCTTCGCATGTGCTTGATACCAACACTAAACTTGTTCAGGGAAAGGTTGGCGGATTGCTCATTACCACGAAACATGTAGGCGTAGTACATAGCACCATCAACAATCACATGACGGTACTGCTCGGGGATAGTAGGAACGTCTGTTGCGTTCTGCATATCGTACGTGGAAGTGTAGTATTCGTAAACAATCTCATAGTCTTTATCGGGAGAAGGTACTATGAGAAATTCACGACTTGGTGCACGGACAACGAAGCTTGGTGTAGTACGTACATCTTCACTAGAGTTATACTCATAATCCACATATTTGTCAAGGTATTCTTCGTAACTCAGTATTCTTAATTTGCGGGAATCTACGTCCAAGCCTGCATCCCGTTTGATACGGAAGCTGTCAAAGTCAATTGTCTTAGCATCGTAAGGGAAGCTGTAACGGACAACACCTGCGGACAGGATCTCTGACTGCTCTACATGATTCCAAGGCCATTCAAACTCTTCTTGATTGATATGACGTACAGACGCATTGATAGCATCTTTGCTTTGAGCATGAGAGCCACGAGCACTGGAAAAGTTAGCAGAAGTTAGCTCTACTTCGTTAAGACGACGCTGGACTTCATTTACAAGGGCAAGATAATTGT